GCAATGTAACAATAGATCAATTTACTACCATAGAAAACATGCTAGTTGCGGAAGGCAGAGTCCAGCAACTTACTGCATACCGCGCCTCACTAAAATTTATTGAACAGTTTAATGAACTTGAAAAAACTAAACAAAAAGTACCCGAATCGTTAAGACAAATGATAGTTCCTTCTGTAATTATTATTACAGCATTACAAAATGAGCTAAATCAAAAACAAAGTAACACCGCTCAAGCGCAAGGAACTCAGTTAATCCTAAACAAAGCATTAGTTAAAGTAGAGACTGCTTCATACCGCACAATACAACAGTGCAGTATAGTTGACTTTGCAATCAAAAGCCGTGTTTTTAAACGCATAACAGGCAGGCAACAGCAGTATGGATCACAAAATGTCAAGGGGTATCCAAGCAGTGATAACGGCGTAAAACGCAGAACATCACTGTTTTTATTTCAGTATCGCAAATCAGGCCAATCAAGTTTTACCACAGTACCGTTTATTCTTGCAATTAGCAATAGAGCGGATATTGACGATTTCAATTATTTTAAATTTATTAGTGCTAATAGTTCTCTTGAGTACTGGGAGTTTAAAATGATAGGCATCTATGACTCTTTAGCCGAAATACGGTTATTTAGCGGCCAGTTACTAAAAGGCGATGGGACGACCGACTTTTTCTATTTAGAACTATCGCCAACACCAACTACAATTGACTTACCGGATGGCAATAAATTTATAGCAAGCGGACGGCTGCTTAATAGTTCGCAAGGGTATCCAGTTTTAAATGAAGCTGTAATGGGTACAAACGAATGGGACATATTTAACCTAGACGCCGATAGCCAAACTCAATTTTCATTTGATAGTGGCCCTGAATTTACATTAACCTGCGTTTCTGAACAACAAACACAGTCATTTAGTGAATTTCCAAACTTATATAAAAACCTTAGCATGGTGGGTCTTAATTTATATTCGGGTCGTAATTTACAAGACTTGCGTAGCTTTACTGCATTTGTAACTCATGGCCGAGTATCAACACGATTGGATCAGTCGGATGCTGTTGGCTGTGCAGCACATGCACCAGATATATTTTTAGATACTATCGTTGATGCAGAAGATGGCATTGGCAAATATGCCAAAATCGAAGGCGTAGATCTTGTACAACTTGAAAAATCAAAACGCTTTTGCCGTGCAAATAAACTATTTATGGATGGCATTATTGCTGATATTACTAGCTGGCGGCAATTCTGGGTAGAAGTTGCACCATTTAGTTTGTTGGAATTTGCTCGTATTGGCGGCAGGGAAACCCTAATCCCAGCCGTGCCATACGATGCAAATACTGGAGCGATGAATCGAGTTGTAAATGTAACTGCACTATTTAACCAGGGTAATATACTAGAAGACAGCTACAAAGAAGAGCATCTTGATTACGGCTCTAATGTACAAGATTTAATTGCAACCATTGTATACCGTGGTGCTGATGTAAATGGCACATTTTCGGTTAACCGTGCAATAGAAGTACGACTAAAAACAGCAAAAGAAGAAGATGCAATACGCCAAACTTTTAACACAGCACAATTTGTTAGCACTAGAGAGCAGGCAATAGTCTATGGTAAATTCCTATGCCAAATAAGACGGCACATAAAAGTGGCGATTGAATTTAAGACATTTCCTACCATGGATCCTGTCAGCCCTGGTGCATTTGTTTATGTTGATATTGGACAGAATAGCTGGGATGGCATTCGTACAGGCATCATTGGCCCTGGCGGTGTATTGAATATCCCATTGGATAATTCGTTGATTGATGGCAGTTATGAATTTTTGCTATATCAAAGCGGCAAAGGAGTAATTTCAAGAACTGCTACTACTAGCGCTAATATTGCTGCGAGCTTAGCTGATGTGGAGGGCTACCTATTTGTACTTGGTCAGAAAACCACTACTAGGCGTGTATTCAGGGTAACGGAAGTAGAAATGGACGAAGAAGGTGAAATCACGGTACGAGCCACCAACTACCCATGTACCAGCGATGGGTTATCAGAAATTGCAAATTTTGACGATGGTATTTTTACTGTGACTGGTGCGCTAGACTAAAAAGACATTGCCGCTTCCATAGTATGGCGTTTTATACTGGGCGCTCTGGGGCCTTATTTCTTACAACTGTCGGCACAGATGAGGTAACACCAGTATCAGCCGATCAAGCATTAAAATTACGCGATTGGAGCTTGGAGACCACCTTAGAATTATTGGAAACTACCACGCTAGATTCTGCTGTTAAAAGCTATACGCCGGGCATCGTAAGTTCCACTGGAAGTGCAACAGTTTTATATTATCGTAGAGAAGCAACTGATACTGGCGTACAATTTGACAGTTTTTTAAACAAGATAATGAAGACCACATCGGCTGGAGTTACTGCTAGCGATGGGGTCGGGATGGTATTACGTGTTGCATCTGTTACAAATACAAATGGTGTGGATATAAAAGATGATATTGCATTTAACGCTTTTATCACAAGTGCATCGTTACAGGTGAGCACTGGTGAGCTAAGTTCAGTTGCTATTAATTTTACTGTTGACGGGCCATTCCGTGAACTTGTTGACGCATGACATATTTCTTAGGGCATTACGGCAAAATAAAATTACAACGCAAATCTGTTGAATCATTTAGCAGCAAAATATTGCCAGCAGATATAAACGTATCATTAAGCCGCTTTAGCTTTATTGATTCACTAGAAAATATAGTAACTGGAGATCAGATTACAATTACAACAGCAGATAACAGGGGACTAGATTTTTTACCTGCTGCTACATGGCCTAACGGCGCAACTCAAGGTAACATAAAAGCTTATGTAAATATAAATGCAATGGGAGGTATTCGTTTATTTGATACGTTTAGTGCTGCAATTAATAATACTAGAGCTGATGAATATCCACTAGAGACATTTACTGGCGATGCTTTAACAATTAGCGTACAGATAAACGGATCTGTTGAGCGTGTTTTAGGAGATGTAACTGGATTTACATTTAACACAGATCGCGAAGCATTAGAGACAACAACAATGTCCGATAAGTTTAAGCGTATGTATTCGGCTGGTCTAATTAGTGGTAGTGGTAGTGTTGATTGCTTTTTTAATACAGAAAATAGCGGCCAAACAGAGAACTCATTACTAATGCTTCAATTAATAAATCGCACTGATATTGGCAGTGAGTTTAAATGCTTTTTGCAATTAACAGAAGATGATATTTATTCTGAAACACAAGATATCTATTATGAATTTGATGCAGCCATAACAAAAGCAGGTATCGAAGTAAAGGCAGATCAAATAATTTCGTGCGTTTTTGACTTTGTAACAACTGGTGAAATTCGGCTATTGATTGGCGAACCATCGGGCTACCTGTTGAAGGAAGATACTGACCGCATTGAAATTGAAGAATCCCTAGACTTCCTGCTAACTGAACTTACCGACTAGAATAGGGCATCAGGTATTTTCCCATGGCTGACCAACGCATATCACAACTTAACGAACTAGGGCAAGGATCACTAGAAGCAGGCGATTTACTACCTATTGTCGATAGCAGCTCTAGCGAGACCAAAAAAATAACAGCTAAAAGTTTATTCCAGGGCGCTGCTGATTTAGCGGATAGTAGCAGTATTAACTTGGTCAAGCTAAACCAAGCTAGCACTACAAAATTAGGTGTAGCGGCACTTGGCCTTACAGCTACAGACAAAATTATAGGTCGCTTTAGTTCAGGCGCAGGTACTGCGGAAGAAATTACACTCACGGCTGCTGGTCGTGCTTTGCTCGATGATGCAGATGCTGCAACGCAACGCCAGACGCTGGGGCTTGGTACGCTTGCTACACAAACTGGCACGGTAAGTGGCACCCATTCAGGCACTAGCAGCGGCACTAATACAGGCGATCAAACTATAACGCTAACTGGTGACGTGACAGGCACGGGCACTGGATCATTTGCTACAACCATTGCAGAAAGTGCAGTTACAACTGCTAAAATTCCTAATAGTGCAATAATAACAGCTAAAATTGCTGATGATGCAGTAACTGCTACGAAACTAGCTAATGAATCTACAACAACTTTTTCAGCATCCGCTCCCAGCGTAGATGGCGTTTTTACGGGACAACAACACTTTAATACAGGTTCAAAAGTACAATATGTTTGGAATGGTAATGCATGGGTACAGTCTTCTGGTATCATAAATAGCTTTGTATTTACTGACACTACTCCGCTTGCATTTAGTGCAGCTATCGACGCAACGACAGGTGTTGCAACAATTACAAGCAGCCTTGAGAATCAAACCGCAGCAACAGTATTTGCTGGACCTACTACGGGTAGTGCTGCGGCACCTACATTTAGAGCATTAACTGCTACTGATTTACCAGTGGCCGGCGCAAGTACTAACGGTGCAGTGCAACCAGGTACAGGGCTTAGTGTTACTGGCGGCGGCGTATTAAATCATGCAAACTCAGCAACGGTTGGCACCTACACCAAACTAACTATAGATGCTCAGGGGCATGTTACTACTGGCACAACATTAAGTGCTGCTGATATACCAAACCTAGATACAACAAAGATTACTACTGGTACATTTGCGGCAAACTTAATTGGCACGAACACTATTACCGGTGAAAAATTAGCTAATTCGTCTACAATAAAATTTGGCGGTAGTGGCAGCACATCTGGAGTAGTAGAATTTCCTACGGCTGATTTCCAAGGGCAATTATTTTGGGATGAATTAAATAGTGATTTATATATTTGGAATGGTAGTGCATGGCTATCAGTTACGGTAACAAGTGGCGAATTAGTTTTTGCAGGTATCTATAACGCATCTACAAATGTTATGACTTCTGTATCCGCAGCCGGTGCCGGATTAGGTCTTACTGTAGGTGGTGTATTACCTGCTTCATCTGAAACAAATAAACAATACTATGTTGTCATAGGAACAACAGGCACTGGTACGGCACCAGCCCCTGCCGTGGCATTACAGCCACCGGATTTCTTAATATCAACTGGCACGTCTTGGACGCTTGTCGATGTATCAACAACAGTTGCAGCAGCTAATAATGCAACTGGGATTGTATTTACACCTGCGGGGGATATTGTAGCAACTAATGTTCAAACTGCAATTCAAGAATTAGACACTGAAAAACTATCAAAAACTGGCGGCACAATAACAGGCAACTTAGAAATCGGCACAGCAGGCAGTTTAACTTTTGAAGGTAGCAGTGCAGACGCAAATGAAACTACGATTGCAGTTGTAAACCCTACGGCTGACCGCACTATCACATTCCCGGATGCCACTGGAACGGTAATAACTACTGGCGATACTGGCACAGTTACCAGCACAATGATATTTAACGGCACTATTTTAAATGCCGACATAAATGCCAGTGCTGCTATTGAGTATAGTAAACTCGCTGCATTAACAAGTGCAAATATACTTGTTGGCAGCAGCGGTAATGTAGCTACTGTTACAGCAGTTACAGGCGATATATCAATTAGCAATACAGGCGTTACTGCTATTGCCTCGGACGTAATTATAAATGCTGATATTAAATCTGATGCTGCTATTAGTTACAGTAAACTTGCGGCATTGACCAGTGCCAATATTCTTGTAGGGAGCAGCGCAAACGTTGCAACCAGCACCGCAGTTACAGGCGATATATCAATTAGCAATACAGGCGTTACTGCTATTGGTTCTGGCGTTATTGTTAATGACGACATTGCAGGCGGCACTATTACCGATGCAAAATTAGCACAAATTACAACAGCAAATAAAGTTAGCGGCTCTGCTATTACTACCGGCAACATAAGTACCACCGGTAGCATCACAACCACTTCAACATTATCAGTTCAAGGTCTTACTTTTGGTAAAGGTGTTGGAGCAATTAGTTCTAATACTGCCGCAGGAGCCAATGCGCTCAACACTAATACTACTGGTTTTAACAATACGGCAATTGGCGCTGGCACACTTCAGGCTAACACTCAAGGCGACAGTAATACTGCTGTTGGATTTGATGCTCTTAACGATAACACAACAGGCATTGCTAACACTGCTATTGGAAGAATATCATTACCAGTTAACATTAGCGGTGACAACAATACCGCTGTTGGAGTTCAAACCCTATTTTTAAACACCATTGGCGACGATAACACCGCCATGGGATTAAATGCTCTTTACAACACCACTAACAACGATAACACCGCCATTGGAGCTTATGCCCTTTCAGAAAACACCACTGGCACCAGCAACGTGGCTGTTGGACGAGCCGCCAATTTTAGTAAAATAACTGGTAATAATAACACTACTATTGGAACAAATGCTTTATTCTCTAACACGTCAGGTGCAAATAACGTTGGTATTGGCTATAATTGCTCATCTTCTACAACTACAATTAGCAATGAAGTAAACATTACAAATGGAACCGTAACTGCTAGATATCAGGGTGCAGCATCGGCTTGGACGTTTGTATCAGATATTCGTGACAAAACAGACATTCAAAACTTGACACTAGGTTTAAATTTTATTAAAGCATTAAAACCTCGTACATTTAAATGGAAACTACGTAATACCAAAGTTGATCAAGGTAAACCATCTGCTGGTTTTATTGCACAGGAGGTGCTTCAAACCGTTGAAGCATTCAATGCTCCTTATACCAATCTGATTGACACCAACGATCCAAACCAATACACATTTGCCCAGGCCAACATGATTCCAATTTTAGTAAAAGCAATACAAGAGCTTACCGCTAAGGTAGAAGCACTTGAAGCCCGCTGCTAGACTAGAGCTAACCGCCACTTACTATGATCTATCCCGCCACCTATGACATCACGATATTGCAAAATGCTACATGGCGTGGATCGTTTCGTGCCACGCAAAACCGGCAAGCATTAACAAGTATCACAATTGCTGGCACCACGCCTACGTTTAACGTGCCATGTCACGGTTTAACAGCAACCACTAAAGTTGTATTTACAGGTGGTGATGATATCCCATGCGGTTTAAATTTAAATGCTATTTATTTTGTTATTGCCAGTGGATTAACTACTAACGCATTCCAAGTTTCAGCAACAAGTGGCGGCAGTGTAATATCAGTTACTGGTACTGCAACGGGTGATTTTTATGTTGCTACACCATTGGATATTACTGGTTATACCATTGATGCTGATGTGAAAGGACTAATTACCAATACATTAGTAGGTACTTTTACGCCAACCATTACCAGTGCAACTGAAGGTGCATTTGAGTTGATGATGCTGCCTGCCACATCGTTAGCGATTGAGACGGGTAGTTATGGCTGGGACGTAAGTTTAACTCAAAGCGGTGGCGAGCGTTATTATTGGGTGACTGGCGTTGCCACTGTTCAACGTACCTACTCACGGACTTAAAATCATGTCTGAAGTTCAAATTGCAATTATTGAGCAAGAAGATACGCAGATCACGTTAGCAGTGCCTGGAGTGCAGGGGCCATCAGGGGCTATTTCTTCAGGAGGCAGTGCAAACCAAGTATTTTATAAAGTCAGTGGCACAAATTACGACGCTGGCTGGACGTTTATTGGTAATGCAAACGTAGATGCTGCGGCTGCGATTGCAGGCACCAAAATCAGCCCTAGTTTTGGCGCTCAGAACATTCTTACTACCGGCACCAATACTGCCGCTAGTTTTATTCCTACCAGCAGCAGCATCCCCTCAAATGGCATCTACTTACCAGCAGCAAACCAAGTAGCCATCTCAACTAATGGGACGCAAAATTTATTAATTGATGCTAGTGGTAATTTAATTGTTAGTGGCGCAAACGCCTTAAATACTGGTGCAGGTCGTGGCAACATAACAATTAACGGGACAGCAGGCAGTATCTTAAATTTTACGGTTAACGGTGCTGATAAGGGTTGGATATTTCATGATAATACAAATTTAACAATACAGAATAGCACAGCAAACGCATTGCTTTTTAGTACCAACAACAACGAAGCCTTGCGCATTACGTCCGCTGGCACCGTAAACATTAAAGGCGCTGGCACAGCAGGATCTTCGCAAGCCGTAAGTTTCAACGGTTCAGCGCCTATTAACAGTTTGGTTATAACCTCCGGGGGACTGGTAGGTCTGGGGACTAGTAGCCCAAAGAT